TATTACTTTTGATTAAATTATCCTTCCACGGTATAAACTGTAGATTGGTTATACCTCCTATCACTTCAGGAGGTATATTATTATCAAACCCATAAGATATAGGTATAATATGATCTAATTGATATGCTCCATCAACTCCACACATTCCTCGAGGTTTATCTGAATTAGGTAACACTCTCAAATCATTTGATTCAGTTACCCGTCTAACCTTAACTTTATATTCCTGCAACTCACTTTTATCAGGGTTCCAATTAGGATGTTCAGAACCGTATTTAGGATTATTGTAATTTGCATTCCCATACCGTTCTAGCTTCGTCTGTCTACCTTTAGCGTTCCACATCGATCCATTCTCGCTAAAAGTTTTTCCGGATCTAATACTACAATCCTTCCCTTTTTCTGTAGCAAAGAATTTCAACATTCGTTTAGAATGATCATCTCTGTATTCTTGTGTAGCAATAGTCTCACGTGTATTTTTAGAACCAATATCGTGCATACATGAACCACAGTAAGCAATCCGTCTATCATCTTCTAATAACCTATACAGAGGTTGAGTGTACGTTGTTTTACATTCATCGCATTCCAACTCAACTCTAGAACATCCCCCCAACATTAAAAAATCATCAGAATGTATAGTGACAACATCTCTTGGTTTAATACTATAATCTTTCAAAACATCCTTGACAGTAGGAAGATTTCTACACCCTACTGTCAATTTAAGATATTTTGTGGTTATCATTGATTAAACTTGTCCGAATAACTCAGAAAATTCAACCCCAGTTTTAGTTGCAACAAAATTTAATGATATGTAGTTAATTGAGCGAGTTGGTTTAATATAAATATCAGCTACGAATTCATTTCGATCAATAACTTCTCCAGTATTATTAGACTCATCACAGACAACTTTGAAATCATATACTCCTCTTCGTCCTTTCACATCATTCATGAATGGTTCAACCATTCCTTTAAATAAGTTTCTAGTGTACTCATCATTAAACTCAAATAGAGTGTATTGTGATGCAGTTGCTATTGACTTCTCTAGAACAATAAACAATCTACGTACATTAATTCTATCAAAAGCAGATGGTTTGGTTAGAGTTGTTTTATCACCCCAAAGCACTGTACCCTTTCCTGGCATACTTACTATTGGGTTAATTCCGTAAGGAGATTTATATAATTGATCTCTGTGTCCTTTATTAGCAGTGAATGCTAATTTCACAACACCTTTAATGCGTCCACGTGTAAGACCACCTGGTGACCACCAAGGGTCCCGTTGGTTATCTGTAACAACACAGAGACCTGCAATATCACCAGCTAATGGTACCCAACGATACTTATCATTGTACTTGTCATACATATATTTAAAGTTACCATCAAGCATACCATATGAGCTATTCACATTAAAGTTGTTTGATGTATAATTACCTTGACCTGTGCGCCAGTTCTGTAGATCTGATACCGCATCAGATGCTGTACGTCCAACGACTATCGTTTTTGGAGGGGACACAAACGCAACACAATCTTTTCTAGCTTCTGCTACTGATTGTACAACATATCGTTGTACATCTGAAGCTAATCCAACATCCTCAGATGCAGCGGCACCAGCAAGAAGAAGGTTAACATCTACTTGTTCAGGATCTGAGAATTCATCCCATCCCAACATCCAGGATGCTGTAGTTGGACGACCTAGTCCATCAGTTCCTCCTGCTAATGTGAAATCTGCTAATGTATCAGTAGAATCTGCATCAGGATCACTATAAGTAATAATATCTCCATCTCCAACGATAGAGTATACATAACCAGAGCGATTCATTAGAACATCATCTATGAAGATATTATTACCTTCAGAATCCTTTCCGTTAGATAAAAGACTTACTGTATACGTTTCAACTGGGACACTATCGTATAAAACTACAAGATTAACTTCTTGGGTAGTTGCTGCATTTGGAGCACTATCAAATAAATCCTCGTGTGCCCAACCAATAAATTCAGCAGCATTAGCGTATGATACAGATATATTATTTCCATCAATACCAACCGATTTAGCATAAAAGCCTTCAGGTATTGATGATTTCAAATTCTCATAATCATCAACATTACTAATTGGTTGAGGGTGAACTGCTCCTGATGACGCATTTCTTGCATCAGTAGCTAATACTCTAACAATAGTTAGATTGTTACCATATTGAAGGAAATTAGCTGCTGTGAAGAAGGATGATGCATTATAGTCTGTTGGCTTCCCAAACACTTTAACTAATTCATTTTCTGTTGTGATGATCGTGCGATCATATGCAGGACCTTTTCCGAAAACTCCTACCATTGCTCCAAGTGATGTAGCACTCCCTGGTATAGTTGTTGATAGATCCGTTTCTTTTACATCTACTCCTGCCGACAATTGAAAACCCATTATAATATACTCCGTGTTATTCATTAAAAATTACTGTACTGATTATTTATCATTCTCAAAATAGGTAATTGTTATTTAGGGAGAAAATAGAAGCCTACTTCAGTGTATAACTTGTTATATCTCTGTCCTATCACATTACTCGTGAAATTGGTTTTAAGGTATTTATTTCTATTAAATGATTTCTTAGTTATTGTTCCATCCATCTTCATTGATTTGAATATTGATCTAATCTGTGATATAGATATATGATATATTACTCAGAATGTATTTACTGCAACCAAGCAACATCATCTTCCTCTCCTTCAAGATCACTCGAGAAGAATCCCATCATATCTTCTTCCATCTCTTTAATTCTATTTTCGTACATGTTTTGTCGGAAATTTTGATCTGTTAAATCCTCAAACATATTTGTTTTAAGGGTGTAAGCAAATAATACTAGATTCATCACCGAGTCGTCGTGCTTACCTTGATCTGCTGCGTATGAGTTACCTTTTCCGATGAATGTACTAATTTCTTGTATAGTATTATCATCAACTAATATCAACTTATCAGCCTCTATTATATCCTTGAGATTAGAGCATCCTACACTTTTAACTTGTTTAGTCATTCTACAACCAATATCAGGATTCTGTTTACCATTCTCATTCAAAGTGATTAATTCTTCATATTCAAGTTCGTAGTTTAACACTCCTAAGACGGTTTTTCCTATATCATTATTTTCAACTAAAACGAATGCATTATTATAGTTAATAGCAGTATTGTAAATAATGTTAGGATATAACATAGGAGAAATATCATTGGATTTGTATGTAGCAACTTGCTCATATGGGAATTGTGTAATGTTGAATATAGAGAATGTTGATGCATCTTGTCCTCTTCCATACCCAACATCAACTGTCATGAAGTATAATTGACCATCTTCAGGTTGTTTAAATATTCTCAGTCCATCCTTTTCTTGGATAGGTTGTTTATACACTAATCGTTGCAAAGTATCTAAACTTATTAAAGTGTTAGAGGAACCTAAGAATGAATTACCAAACTCCTGATTAAATCGATGCTGACCTATATCCCCGATCATATCCTCTTTCCATTTTTCATCTCGTCCTGGAACATCCCACCAATTAACTTCAATTGGATTGAATGATGATGTATTTTCCTTAGCATCAACCCAAAGTTTATAGAAGTGATTGAGTCCATTTGGAGTAGAGACTAAAATAACTTTAGTCTCTGTACCACTTGAGATTACTGGATATGTACCTGTCCAGAAATCTTCCCATTGATTGTTCGGGACAAAGGCTGTCTCATCTACGAATAGAACTGATAATGATTTTCCTCTGACTCCTGCTCCGTTACTAGCACTTGTTAAAATCTTACTATTATTTTCAAGTGATATATTACCTTTATTCCATTCCTTGATACCTTGTTGGAGATATTTAGGTATGTGCTCATATGCTAATTGCAATCTATCTAAAACCTCTCTTGCTCCAGCTATCTTATGTGCTAATACACCCACAGTTTTATCTTCATTAAACAAGATGTAATGTAAAAGAAATCCAACTACACTTGATGTATTGTGACTTAAAATTGAATTTGTGTAATAAGTATGATCCTCTGATTCAACTGTTATATCGTACATATGCTCCATATCATTAGTATTGATTACAGAAACTACTTTAGATAAACCGGATTGAGTTCTTAACATAACTCCAAGAGAATCTCTTGCAAACACTTCATTATAATTCTCATCTATCAATATATGTGTATCAGCACAATCAAGCTTGAATCCATTCTCAAGTTCAATTACCCATTTCTCATACTCAATCGTTTTATGGATTTGAGAAACGTCTTTATACCCATCCTCTGTTAATATTTCATAATCTGAAATATCTAAACTAGATATAAACTTTCGATTTACATTATTCGATAACATTAAATGCCTCTATTGTTTTAAATCCATGTTGATTTATTATTCTATTCAATGAATATTCCTTTAAGATGCGCTGCTCTTCTTTATACACTAGAAAATGACATACCTTAATCTGTGCCTCTCTTTGTTGCTGGGATATTTTTAATTTCTGGATTATATTGAAATAATTGATTAACACGCTCTGTCCCCTTCACCATATTAATCTGATCTATTTCTTGCTGAGATTTACTGTTTAAAGTATTTTGCCATTTATCTTGACGTTCTTTCCATATATTGTATCCTTCAATGTACCCGTATTTCTCTATACACTTATCAAATGAAAACGTTCTTTGATGGTTACTTAATGCATTCACTGCTTCCTCTTGTGACATTCCTTGATCTAAATAATACTCAATACGTGTACGTTGATTCTGAGGATTATCAACAACACTTTTCATTTTCTTACGTCTCACATCCTCTACAGTATAATTAACCTCATTATTCATATACTTGAAAAATTTATCAGAAAATGGAGATAACCTACCACCGTGTTGATATGCTGGATTCGCATCACCTTTCATCGATTCACTTTTAATTAACCACTTCTCATCTGCGGTTTCTTTGTCCCACCGTAAAACAGCATAATCATAAGAGTGTCGGTTTAATTTAGAAGACAAAACAACCCCTAACTTATCCAACCACTCCCTATTAGTGTATCCATCGTAAAACGAATCTTCTAAAAATGATGATGCAACAACGCTCTGAAAACTCATTGCACGTACTAATAACCATCGCTTTAAATGAGTAATGTTCCTGAAAGGTACCTTTGTATGCACACTCTTAATGGTACCCTTTAACACTACAACACCCATCACTGTTATGTAATTTTTCGGAATAAACGTTTCAGTAAGATGTTGTGGATGAGTATTAAAATACTCTTCAGATGAGATATCATGTTTATTTTTGAAGTGTAGACTGTACGTTTGTATCTTCATGTGCATACCACACAACTCACAAGTATGTTCTTTAGGTTTCACTCTCCGTACGTAACTCTCTTTCTGCTTCATCGTATAATTCTCCTACTGTAATAGTTTCTATTTCACCAGTCTTTTTATTTCTGACTGTTACAGTAGTATTTATCCCATGACATTTCCCACTTTGGCGCGTAGAGAGTATAATATTATTACGGTTATCATACATATCTCCAATCATATTAATTTGATAATCGTATAAGTTGAATGGGATTAGACCTAAATCCACGTGTATGATTTTGCAGTGTTCTTTAATGAAGTGTATAGGATCAGATGAACATTTTCTATATTCATCCACCATATCCTTAGTCCACTCTATTTTCTCACCTATCTTTTTTAGATTAACGTTACCGTTATAACTACTTATCATAATATCCTCATAATATAGTGTCTGAGATAAGATTCTCAGTTATCATTCTTTAACATCTTATTCAATTCTGTTGTAGTTAAAGTGACATTGAGATTATTATTAACAGTGTTGGGTTTCTCGTCTTGTATCTTATTCATCTTCTCTTGAAGTGATATAAGATCTCCAGCGACATCAGAGATAGTTTTGATTAATTGACCAACGACTTCATATTCCCTAGCCTTACCAGTCTCTTTAGCAACCTCGATAGCACCCTCTAAGCTGTCGTTAGCTCTATTGATGGTGTTATGTAAAGTCTCTCTAACTAATGTATAATCATCATCTGAATCTGGTTTACGATCATCTGGATTAGAGTTAACCTCTATCTTAGCAGGCACACCTCTAGTGTGACGACTAGAGGGTACCATATCAGTACCCTCTAATCCAAACACATCATTTAATTTATCATCAACAGACTTCATAATATATAGGTTAAATCCTTACAATGTTACACTATTAAGTTGTAGACTCGGTTAACACAATAGCATCATCCTCTGTTACAAAGATATCAGTATTCTCCTAGGAATATTCTACACTAGCTTCAGCATCAACATTAACTACATCAGAGATTATCACACCAACACCAACAGTTTCAA